TGGAATTTTTTCGTATTGTTTTTCAATATAATATTGACGAGCATTATTACTAGACTTTACATGATTATGGATGATTTCAGATACCATGTCAATTAGATGATACCATCCTTCGTCAATGTAGACACCACAATAAACATCGTCATACATTTTAGGATAAGTTTCTTTGAGATATTTCTCAAAATTATCAAAAGTCATAATCTAAAGTTCTCCGTGATACTTCTGTCCACTCTGGTCTTGGTGCACCTGCTGCATCAAGACTTAACATATATTCTTCTGTTACTTGCCAACTTTCTAACCAAACTATGTATTCACCAACAATAGTGGGAAACAATGCAAATGCTTTTAAATGACGAATATCACCTATCTTAGGTTCGGGATTTTTCAACTTCCATCTCATGCTGATTCATCTCCATCATATGGATTCAAATACGCATCTATCTTCTTGTTAGCTTCTTCAAGTGATACCGCATAGACAGTAAATGTCATCACACCCTTAGCATTGATAGAAATAGTAAAAGGTACAGGACCACCACGAAACTCAAAGTCATCAGGCACAGGTCGCATAATACGAAACTGTTGTGTCTGTTTCATTCGGTCAATGATTTCGCTAGTTAGCTGGCTTGGAGTTTTATCTTTCATGGTAGTATCATATCAAAGATGGGATGAATTGTCAAGTCTTTTGTGAGTCTCCTGGTAAAACTCTATAGTTATCTTCCACAGAATCTGGTGTTGAAACTTCAATAATAGTTCCTTCTTGGTGGCAAACTAACTGATGCGGCATCAATGGAGGATTATGCCAAACAGAACCTTCTGATAATCTGGAATGTTTTATCGATGCATCTTTTGTATCTATCCAATTTACTTGAAAGTCACCAGACAAGACATACCAAGTTTCATCTTTCTCAGCATGAAAATGCATACTAAACTTTGCACCTTTTTTAAAGTGCATCATCTTACCACAATACTTATCATTGGTTGCCCAGATTTCTTCGTGGCCCCAACCTTTTTCTACTTTACCTGACAATCGCATCATCAATTTCCTTTAATGTTGGTGCATACACTCCAAGATGCTGCACTGTTAGTGATGCTGCTATATTAGCATAATTAATTGCAATTTGAATATCTTTTGATCCACAGTAATATACTGCAAGTGCGGCTAAGAATGTATCTCCTGCACCACAAGCATCAGCAACATTTACTTGTAGACAAGGATAGTTATTTCCTTTATATCTTGCTCCATTTTTACCATCAGTTACGATCACATTTTTGTGAAATGAAGTTAGCTTTTTACTTTCGGGTGAATTGATTTTAATAAAAACATTTGTAGGTGGATATATCTGATCAAATTGTTCTAAATCTGGTTTCTTTGTGTCAATGAAGATAGGTAAAGATTTATATGAATCAATAATTTCTCTTATATTTTTATATGTAAGAGTTCCTTTACCATAATCAGAGATAACAACACAATCGTATTCTTTTTTTGGAATATCATTTAGAGAGATATGATCAGAAATTGCATCTTCATCTAATCTAAGAAGTTGATGACCAGACTTCTCATCTATGAATCTAGTTTTAACTGAGATTTTATTTCCTACAACTTCGGTGACATTAGCACCAAGTGACTGTAAGTTCTTAGAAACATTTGCTGCCATACCGGCAAGCTTTTTTGTGTGGGTGAGTTCTAATACAGGTACGGGAGCTTCTGGGCTGATTCGGTTCACGCTACCATAATGATAAACATCATCACAGATATCACCGATTAGTAATACGTTTAATCGTTTCACTTGTTGAGCATCCTTTTATTAAATCAAAGAAAATAATTTCTCTACATACTTCTTGTCCGACAATATCTTTACCTATATAGTCGGAACCTTTTACCATAGCATCATGTTTTGATATTAAATCAATAAGCTGTTCATCAGTATCAAAGTTGGCCACAGCATCAACAACCTTTAGATGCATCAACATTAACATTCTATCGGCACATGGATTAATTGGTCGTGTAGGTCCTTTTAATCTTTTCACTCTTTCATCCGTGTCTACTGCTACTGTGAGAAAGTCTCCTTGTTCACGGGCAAATAATAACATCTCAAGGTGACCTCTGTGTAAAATATCAAAGGTACCATTAACAAATATTTTTTTCATTCTTGATATAGTTTTTTCTGTTTATGACTTTTTTCTTGCATGGTTTCTTCCTCAAAGAACTTTCTAGGATTACCACACATAGAACATTTAGGATCACCACAATTGAAAATATGTACCTTATGGGCACGATGTGGTTGAAGTAGATAACGCCACTTGTGCATAGAACTATTCAGTTTATGATACCCATAATCTTTAGCTATTTGAACTTGCTTCTTTACATAATTTTCTTTTTGTTGAATTCTTTTAGAATGCTTATCTTTAGTTTCTTGATCCATCATATTACTCTGCCAAAAATATTGGTGAGGAACCTTCATGTACAAAATCTTCTGCTAATTTCTCTGCGTAATTAATTCTCATTTCACTCATTCTTTGTATATGTTTTCCATCAACAAAGAAATCAATCATATAAGTATCTGAGAATTTAGATACAGTTGCTTTTCTATTATCAATCTGAAACTCCGACAGTAGCATTTGGTGTTCTCCTTTGCTTAACTTCCCATTGATATGCACTAGCAATTATTTCCTTTAGTCCATATTTGGGTTTAAACTTTAATATTTTTTCTGAGTGTTCGACATCCTCACATACCAACTTAGCAGGATCACCAGCTCTACGATTACTATATTTAATCTTAAAATCAGTATCCGTTACTTCTTCTACCATTGCAATAACGTCCAGAACAGAATAACCTGTACCAGAACCGAGATTAAAAATGCTAGAAGTTTTACTTTCATTTAGAAATTCTGCTGCCTTCACATGGGCATCTGCTAAGTCGGATACATGTATATAGTCTCTTATACAGGTACCGTCAGGAGTAGGAAAATCATTACCATACACAGTGAAATCAGGCAAAGTAAGGATACGGGGAATGAGATGAGTTTCGGGCTGGTGATTCTCACCAAACTCGCCGTCAGGATCAGCACCAGCAACATTGAAGTACCTAAGAATAGCACTATTGATTCCTTCTTTATTTGCATCTGCTAGAATGGTTTCACACATTCGTTTTGTTTGACCATAAACTGATTCTGGATTCTCAGCAGCACAAGATGATGAAAATACAATCTTATCACAATCATAGTCTTTCATCAATCTCAAGATATTGATTGTACCAGAAACATTGTTCTCGTAATAGTATGTAGGCATTTCTTCACTCTCACCTACTTCTATGGAACCCGCAAGATGAAAGACAATATCAAAGCTGAACTTATCATCATCAAACATTTTACCATATTCTATCTCATCAAGAATATGATCATAATTTCTTATATCAGTATGAATGTACTCATCACAATACTTTGTTGCCATAAGTTGTGACGGATGTTTGCGATCCATCACAATCACATAGTAACCATTCTTCTTCAGTTCTTTCTGGAGGTGATGACCAATATAGCCAGCACCTCCAGTCACTAATGCTTTCTTCATGCAATCATTCCGATAAAGCGGTTGAGTACAACACGATTAATAACTTTACTTGTATTGTACTTAGTAAAGGCGTTTACAAGACCTCGGGTAGTTGTTGATTTTACTTCAAGTTCACTGTCATTGTCAACATCAGTTTCGGCACGAACAATATAATATTCATCATAGCCAGATGTTGTGCAGACAACACTTTTTTCTTTCATGAACTTTTCACGGATGTCATCCATGTTAGCAGTCTTAGGAAACAAACGAGAAGTTGATTGTCTGAACTCACGGCTATTTACAAGATAGAAGCCAACAACATTACTTTTTGTAACTTGTTTGAATATCTTCAATGCTGCTGAAGTAAATGCTTCACATCCGCTATGTTTGATTTTTTCAGAAATTCCAGTACTTTGATGACGCAGAACACCAATCTGGGTTCCTGTTGTCATAAAACGGGAACTTGAACCATATTCACCATCAGTAACTTTTTTCTGTGTTAACATGTGACCTTCACCATCAGTAAGAAACACAGTATTGACTACTTGCAGTTTGTGCTGTTTCTGAAACTCAGGGACAATCTTCATTGCGGTAAAGATTGTTTCGTTGAGTGGAGTGTACTGCATATCTAACCATCGTGGGAAACCGTTAATGCGGTGTGCCATTCTTGCTACATTTGGATACATACTTGCAGAGCCGTGTAGCAAAGCAGATGCCATGTAAGACATGTCACTTGCATTCATTTTACTTGAAAATAAATTCAGCAAATTGAATGAACGAATCAGAACATCATTTTCTTTGTATTCTGCCTCTTCGGCATTTTTTCTTTCACCGCTTTCGGGATAGTACATATTTGTGAATGCATATACTTCAAACGGAATATTTACTTTCTTGCAGAACAAAACAAGATTTAAGAGTTGCTTAATAGTTGGGTGTAAATAGTTAATCATTGAACCAGACCAGTCTAGAAATATCACAAGACCGTGAGATTTACCACCAGGGACAATAGTCAATCGTTTGAAGATATCATCATTGAACTTATACGAGTAAATTTTACTCATGTTGAGTTCACCAGTTTTTGCAACACTCGCACGTTTCATTTGATCCGCATTTTTACGGAGTTCAAATTCTTTCACAAGATAAGAAACAACTTTCGCTGATTTGGATTTGAAAGTGTTGAATACGCTTGTGTCTACTTGATCAGCATAATATGAGTCTTTCTTGTAACGATTGATAATACGCTTATATGGTATTACAATATTATCTAGATTGAGGTTTTCTGGAACATTAGCATAATTGTAATCCGTTGAATCTTCACACAGAAGTTCTTTTTCATGGTTACGAAACGCCTCGTCGGTGTGTGATTCTACTTTATCTTCACCTTCATTAAAACTTTCATTCTCAGTTTCTTCAGAATCCATCTCATCAGAAAATTCTGGTGACTGACGGTTTTCTTGTTCTTCACCATCATCATCTTCTTCTTCGCCATCATCAAAATCCATGGTCTCTGATGAATACTCGGTATCATCATCCCACTCATCAGTAGGAGTTTCTTCTTCTTGACGTTTTTCTTTTTGTTTTTCTTTTTGTTGACGATAAAGTTCTTGAATCTTTTTAGAAAGTTCAACAACATCATCAAAAGTTTCCAATTGATTCATTTCATCAACAATTGTAAGTTCTTCTTCATTGAACTTGATGCCAAGGTGTGCGCCAATCTTGAAATGAATATTCAAACGGTCTAGAATATTCATACCATTGAGATCAACACCTTCAGTTGCAAAAAAGTTATCGTTGTAAAGTTGACGATATGCTTTTGAGAATGAGGAACGCAGGCCAGGATATTTGCGTTTAATGAGTTTCTCAATTCTCGCATCTTCTACAATATTGAGAATAACTTTAGGAATTTTCAAATCAATAACTGAATCGTGCCAACCTTCAGCGGGAGTATTCAATGCATGACCAACTTCATGACCTACGAACAGATCATACATTTCAGGAGTAAGAGTATCTTTAAGAATAGGAATTACCAGCTTACGTTCTTTTGTATTGAAATAAGCGGTAGGAACTTTCTTGTGTTCAACAATCAGGTTTTCCGTCGCCATCAGTTTGGCGAGTTGTGATTTGGATTCTTGTGTCGTTTGCATTTTGATATCTCTCTATTGAAGATGATACATTATCGCATAAATCCAATGTTTTGTCAATGGAAAACCTGATTGTTGTATTTACGCAACAGCAGTTAACACAATGACATTACCTGTTGGATCCTTTTTTATATCAAGGTCCAAAGTTTGACCTTCTTTCCATCCTAGGTCTGCCAGCATTTCATCTGGAAGTTCAATATAAACATCTCCAGAACCATCTTCACACTCTTTAACTACTGAGGTATATATTTTAGACATGGTTTATCCATACATGAATTGTTTTTTTAAATCTTCATAGTGATCTAAATCTTCTTGCCACTTTCTTTTAGCTACCCATTGTTTGACAATCTGTTCAATTTCATCCAGTGCTTCTTTTTGATTTTGCAATTTCACTGTATCTTCGGCTTTCATGTTTTCTCCCATTAATGATAAAATTCACTTCTATCAACCAACAAAAAATTATTCTCTTTTTTCTTTTTTCCCATGATTTCAACCATGGCCACAAAGTCATCATATTCCTCTTGTGTCATTTCTGCAAGCATTTCACTCATTTCCTCCAAGAGAACAATTTCTTCATCACTAAAATGATCAAGTTCATTCAAATTTAAGTCCGACATACTCGGTGTTCCTTTCATCATAAATTGTATTCAAGCGATTGACTGCAAGTTGATAAACTTCAGGAACAATTTCTGCTCCTACCCATTTTCTATCTGAATATATGCATGAAACTGCGGTACTACCCGAACCCATAAATGGATCAAAGACAGTTTCGCCAGGATTTGTATATACATCAAGAAAATTTGATACAAGATCAGTTGGATAGTTGTCAACATAACCCTCAATTGGTTTTATAAAATGTTCAAGTACATCAGGAATAGACAAATCACTAAAACCTTCCCGAGAAAACTGTTTTCCGGGTCTTTTGAAGGTTAAAATAAAGGAATAGTTGAAGCGATATAGGTTTGCATTCATTGAACGCACCCAAATTCTTTGACTTTTGTGAATCCAACCCAATTCTTCCATCGTATCTGTGATGAAACTGTGCTTTTTCACCACTTTTCCTCCAGATTTACGGTCACGAAGGATAATTGTAACAACATTATTGATTGGATTGATCATGGAAAAGGTGTCATACATCAATCTTTCCCATTTTGCCCTAGAATCATCAGGATTTTCCCCAATTTCATCAAAATCTGGTGGAGAAGTGATGACATAATGATAAGAAAGGTCACGTTTCATGACCTCTAAGCAATCATCATTGTACAAAATACAATTATCCAAAGGTTCGTACATCAATTTTCTCCTTATGCTTCACTTTTCGGGTATATCGTACATCAATTTTATGTTTTTGTGGGGCAGGAATAGGTGTACGGCAGATTGGCTTCGGTATTTTCAATAAAATCTTCATTTTATCGCCTCATCTTAGCCATATCTTTTGCTTCAGTATCATTGAAAACGGGAACAGCGTTAGATTTGTGTAAAGTACCAACACCTAGCATTTTATCGCCAGTATATTGTGTAACTTTGTCTTTTCTATTCCAGTTTGCAACCTGTACGCCAGTGTCTACTGAAGGATACTTCTTAGGGTTTCGTTCAGCAGGAATAACAAGCTTAGGCATTTTGTTGCTAGTTTTGAAAGTTGTCTTTGTTATCTTAGTAACTTTTGGTGAAGTACCAATGCCAACTTTACGACACCATACATCATACTCAGCTTGTTGCACTTTTGTCAATTTCTTCGGTTTTGATTTACGAATGTAGCCATAAACTATCATAATGATATCTCCACTCAACTAGACTACATTATATCAACCTACGAGTGAATTGTCAAGGGCTTTTTTGTTTCAATATTTGTAATGACGATGTTCTTCATCTTCATGGCGATTTTCATATTCCCATTGTTTTAACTTTTTCTTAACTTCACCGTGTTCTTTGAATTTGCGTTTCTTTCTTGAACTTTTAGCAAATTCAAAATCGTCACCGTAATCATTATTTTTACGGAATTTACCAGCAAACTTAGTCATTTGATTTTATGAACTCCATTATTTCATTAGTAGGAACTTGATGCCTTTCATTTTACCTTCAGGCGAGGTTTCTTTATCTCCATTTTTAGATATAAAGATTATTTCGGAATAAGGATAGCACATTTGTACTATCTTAAGTAATTGACATGCAGTACCGTCAGTATCATTATACATGAAAACTTCATCCACAAATTTTAAGTGTTTGACGATCTCTGATCGGGAGTTGTAGTTTTGAATAAAACCTTTTTCATATTTTGTCAGATATATGTCGGAATGTACGCCAATGATTAACCAATCACCTTTTGATTTAGCTCTTTTCAAAAAATTGATATCAGATAATTCTACAGGATCAAAAGCACCAATCGTTACGATTATTTTTTCTTTTCTTATTTTCATGGTAACATGTTGGGAAAACACTCCTTAACAAAATTATATGTTAATCCTTTAACACCTAAATCCTTTTTCATTATTCCTATGATTACTTCAGCTTCTCTCGGTTCCAAAGATTCTAAGAGTTGAATTAGTAATTCATTTTTTCTTTGTTCATCCAAACTTAATGATGTAGGATGTCCTTCTTGAAACAAATAGATTCTTCGTAGCTCTGTTCCAAGATGAGCAAAAGAAACTCCAGGTAATGTATCAGGAATTTTGTAATTGTCTGGTACTTCTTTTACTGTCCATTTATAATTAGGATGAAATGCATATTCTAAAACTTTTACAAGGGTAGGAGAAAGATTTTGTTCTATTACTTTTTTCCTATCTGCTTTTGTTTTAGCTTCTTCAAATTCATCAAATATCTCATATATATTTTTCATTAAAATTCCTCAATAACGTCCATCAGATTCTTCAGTCGGTTCTCAATAAAGTAATTCAACAGCTTACTTCTAGGAGCAGGTTTTGTTTCTTCATAAGTATTTATGATTTTCTCCTTTATATCACCTGGTATTAAAGACAGGTCAATTAGGAGTTGATTGCGGGTAAAGCCAGTATTTGCTACAGATTCATAGTTACTGTAATGCTCAGATAGAAATTTATCTAGTTTTCCTTTTGTAATAGGAGTCTGGCGTTTATCTAGAACAAAACAATCCGAAGGAGACAAGATATTTGGTATACCATCGCCTTTGTCGCCTTTGATGATTTTTTCTTTCAGGTCTTTTTGTGGATTCTGTGAAATGACAAACTTCTTCAAAGCAGGATTGTACTGCTTTACATTAAATGCACTTTTACTGTTATATGCTTGAAGTTGTAAGAAATCACCATCACTAGAAAGAATCAAGATATTTTCATGCATGATATGACGAGGAACTAATGTGCCTATAATGTCATCAGCCTCGGCTCCTTCAACATCGATTACTTTGTATGGAAAGTTTTCTCTCAATTCTGTTTTGAGTTTTGACAGAATGTCAAAGATTAGGTGCCAATCTAAATCCGACTTCTCACGGGCTTTTTTACGACCTGCTTTGTAGAAAGGAAAAATAGATTTTCGCCAATAGTTACGATTATCGCAACATAAGACAACTTCGCCATATTCTTTAAATTTATTGGTATGAGTTCTTAGAACATTCAATACCATATGGCGAACAAGTCCTTCTTCCAGCTTGACATTTTTTTGTGATGCAAGTTGTGCCATAATGCCAGACAACAGTACTTGGTTGAGATCAATTAGTATCATGATAACACTCTATAGTTAGGAAACTACAGTCTACTATGTTTTCTTCAATTTGTCAAATATATTTTGGATAAAATCACTAGAAGTTATTTTTTTAGCAACTTATATATTTACTAAATCTTTGAATTCCATCTTCAAATGTTAAAAATGTGTTTGTATGTTTATCAAATAACAAAAACCCAACGACATAACATAAAGAATCACTAGTGTTTACAAATTTGTGTGGTATACCAACGTTGATTATATATTCACCTGTCATCTCTCTCTCATACACTTGAGTAACGGTTTCAGGTCTAAAGACACGAATGCGTTGATCTTCGAATTCGGGAAGAGGATCAAACCATTTTAATGTTCCGGTGCCACCAAAAAATATATCAAGTTTACACACACTTTTTAGTGTAGGCTCGTCCATATGAATTTTTATATCTGCTCCCGGGACAAATATAAAGTACTCATTGTAAACAGGATAGACCTCACATGAATCCATAAAATCCAATAATCTCTTATCGATAACATCGTATTTACGATTTGTCATAAATTGATTGCGAATAGGATCGGCAAATTTTGGGTGTTCTATATCAAATGGAATAGATATAGGCCGATAATATCTGTTATCAATCAAAACATTTCCTCCAACAAAACTTTAGTCTATTTCCTTCAATCGTTCAAACATATTTTGGATAAAATCATTGGAGGTAGTTGTTTTTTTAGCAACTACTCCATAGAAGTCACATTTTATCATTCTAGAAATATATTCTAGAGGTTCTGTTAAAATGGCTTCAAATAGGTCAGGATCTACAGGATTTCCTTTGTTGTCTTGTTTGAATAGAACGATATGATACATGTTTCCCATATTACAGGCATCAATATCTTCACCGGGTGTTTTGTATTTTGCTGCCTCTACTTTCACCATATCTTCTTCTGGACCAGGCATGAAAAAGAGTGCATCAAAATGATCATCCTTGAGTTCTCTCAGAAAGTCTAGCATTGTATCCTTTAATATGTGATTTTCTAACTCTTACCATTATCCATACGTTGTAGTAATCTTCACTTTCCATCACACCACGAACGAACTGTTCCTTCGCTTCAAGATATCCACATTCACCTTTTGTTTTGCATAGATGTAGAATCTCTCTAGAAAAGTTTTCTTCTCCATGTAGTTTAACATCATTTACAAGTTCTGTGTTAGAACCATAGTAAGTTTGCCAATCACTTGGTACTTTCACTTTCTTTTTCTTACCTTTGACTTGTTTGGTTTTGGCAGAGTAAAAAAATTTCTTGCCTATATATTTTCTTTTATTCGTGAGATTAGTAATCTCGTAAACGAATCCGTAATTATCACCAATCAAGCCTTCAGTAAAATCTTCGTTATTATATTTCCAATTTAATTCCATTCTTCATCATCTTCAGAGTCCTCATCTTCTATATATTCTTCTTCAATTTCTTCAATGAGTTCTCCACAAAATGGACAATGTTCTGGATATTCTTGAGACACAAATTCCTCAGTATAGTTAATTTGATATGATGATTCGCAGTTGTGACATTCTGCTGTTATTATTTTGTCGTTCATTTTGTTTCCTTAGTGTGCCCAAACATCAGCCCAATCCCCAGAGAGTGCTCCTTTTGCATAATCAGTTGCTCTATTCTCAAAGAAGTTGGTGTGTGTTGGTGCATTAATCATTTCTTCTACCCAAGGTAGAGGATTTCTTTTTACTTTAAAGATTCCTTTTAGTCCTAGACTAATCAATCTTCTATCTGCAATGTAACGAATATATTTTTTCACATCTTCAGCAGTCAGTCCTTCCATTTCATTTACACTAAAAGCTAAATCAATAAACTTATCTTCAAGTTCAACCATTCTTTCTGCAATCGTATAAATCTTTGATTTTAGATCATCATTCCAAATTTCTTTATTTTCTTCAACATAAGTTCTAAACAACTTAATCATAGACTCGCAATGTTGTGTCTCATCTACAATCGACCATGTTACAATCTGACCCATACCTTTCATTTTACCGGTGCGAGGGAAGTTAAGTAACATGATAAAGGAACTGAATAGTTGCATCCCTTCGGTGAAAGCAGAGAATACTGCAATATGAGTAGCAGTAGAAGTCCTATCACCATTCTGTGAGCTAAGATCAAGAATATAATCATGCTTTTCACGCATCTCTGCATATTCCAAGAATTCATTGTATGTTGTCTCCGGTAACCCTAGTGTTTCGATAAGATGAGAGTATGCTGCAATGTGTAATGCTTCTCTTGCAGCAAAACCAGCTAACATCATTCTTATTTCAGGCTGAGGGAAATGAGGTAAATAATTATTAACATAGCCACCTGCAACATCAATGTCACCCTGAGTAAAAAATCTGAATATATGAGTGAGAAACTTTTTCTCAGAATCAGTAAGCTTCTTTTTCCAATCCTTAACATCCTCAAGCATCGGAACTTCGGTATGTAACCAGTGTGATTGTTCATGTTTCAACCAAGCATCATACGCCCAAGGATAATTAAATGGTTTAAAATAGTTTCTTTCTTCTGTTAAATCTGATTGCTGCTTCTTAATCATTATAGATCCACTCCTTTAATTCTTTTGGTGATTTATTTCCTATTAATCTTTTTTCTTCTATATTTTCATGTAACATAACAAGAGTGGGAACACTTCTAATACCATATTCTGCTGCGATTTCTGGATGTATGTCGATATCAACAACTTCGGTGGGTATCTTACAATCAGTTTCTCCTAGATTAGCAGCTAACATTTTACACGGCTGACACCACGATGCAGTGAATCGTAGAATTCTTTTCATTTGCCTTGTCCTCTATATTTTTTAAATGAACGTTTTTCATGTTTGTTCATACTTGATGTTTTGTTGTGGCCACCTTGTTTGGTTCTCTTTTCAACTGATCTATGACTATTCACTAGTGGGTTTTTCGCTGCCATAATGTCTCCTTATTTACTTTTATATTTTACATCCTGTTTTGCTTCAAGTTCACGCAGGTCATTTGCAAGATCAGATACTCCATGCCAATCTTCAATTGCAATCATTACTTGTAAATACTCTAATAGTATTTCTTTTTGTGTTTCGAAATTGTTGTAATCTTTATTTTGTTTCATTTTTATTTTTCCATCAGTTCGTTTACAAAGTTCAATAACAAATGATGTTTATTACCTTTCCAATATTTCTTCATCCATGAATAACTATCATACCAATATTTTTCTGCTTCAGGATGACAACCGATTAGTCCTATCTTATTTTGAATGATAGCCATAGGTATACCATTCGCATATCTTGCTACTGTCTCAAATTTCGATTCGTCACCAATAATAACACTACCATCATAGAAATACAAACTTTCCGGATTATTATTCCAGATTACTTTCATTTCTTTAGCGTGTGGTCGTTTTGTGTCTGTATTTGGTTGTCTTATATACTGCTCTACTCTTAGGTCTGACATGATATTAAAATAGTCTGCATCCGCCCAATACGCACCCATACAGACACCTAAATACCTTCCGCCGTTCTCTATATAGCGTAGTATTTGAGAGCCGTTGGTCTTAAAGAGAATATCCCAAGAATCACTATCTCCAAAACCACCAGGAAAACAAACCATATCTACATCATCAAAGAAATCATCCTCAACTTCATGTTTGGTGAATATCTTAAATTTATAATGTGGATGTAAAGCTTTGATTATACCATTACCAGATTGTACCGAACATTTCGGGTGATTCAAAAACAAAGCTATGGTTTTCATTAGCCCTCACATGCAATACAATCATTTCCTTGTGCAATTTGTGTCATATCAAGTTCTTTAATTACTTGACGTTCAATTTTCTTTGATACTTTATCTGCTTTACCAATTTTCTCACTTCTGCAATAGTATAATGACTTCAAACCTTTTTTCCATGCCATGAAGTGAATAGCATGTATATATTTTATGTTTGCATCAGGTCTAAAGAATAAATTCAATGATTGTGCTTGATCAATGTATTGTTGTCTATCAGCCGCCAGATCAATTACCCAGCGTTGATCAATTTCCATCGATGTTTTGAAAATATCTTTTTCATTTTCATCAAGAATGTCTAGGTGTTGTACTGAACCATCATTTGCAATAATACTCGACCAAATATCATTGTACTCACCTTCGTCTGTTATCTTACTTCTGATGAGTTGGTCGAGCCATCTGTTTTTGTTGAGGTAAGCGCCTGAGAGTGTGTCTTGTCGATAAGCATTTGCACGATAAGGTTCAATACTAGGGCTGGTATTACCCATGATAATGGAACTGGAAGCGTTTGGTGCGATAGCCATAAGATGAGAGAAACGACGGCCGGTACCCACGGCATCGGGTGCTTCACCCCGCTCTTTACCAAGTTCCAGATTTGCATTATCAAGTCCTTCTCTTATTGTTTTAAAGATTCTATTGTTGGTAACTTTGGCAACAACTCCTTCAAAAGCAATATTGTTGCGTTGTAGATAAGCGTGGAAACCGAGAGCACCAATCCCAATACTACGTTCACGGGATGCAGAATGTCTTGCACGGCTGATTGTGTCAGGAGCATTATCAATAAAATACTGTAACACATTATCAAGCATCTCAGCAACATCTCTGAGGAATAGTGGTTCATTTTTCCATTCATCATAAGTCTCCAAGTTCAATGACGATAAACAACATACTGCGGTTCGTTCTTCATCAGTCGGTAAAACAATTTCACTACAAAGATTTGATTGATGAATTTTCAATCCTTTATCTTTTAGCCATTGGGGTAAATGTTTGTTGCTAGTATCAATGTAATGAATATATGGTTCACCAGTATGCATTCTTAATTCAAGAATCATTTGCCATAAATGTCTTGCAGACACAATCTCTCTTATTTCACCCGTATGTGGATCCTTGAGTTCCCAATCATCGTTTGCATTTGAATCTAACATACAGTTTTCAATGATGGACATGAAATCATCTGTAATGTTGATACCATGATGCAGATTTAGGCAACGCACGTTTGGGTCACCTGTTGGTTTACGCATCTCTAGAAAAGCGATAATATCAGGGTGGCTAATATCCAAGTAAGCAGCATAACTACCACGGCGGGTGCGACCCTGACGATATGCCAAACTAGATGCGTCATAAATTTTGAGGTGAGGCATAACTCCAGTGCTTTTATCGTCAGCCGAACGAATTCCAAAACCAATCCCAACACCACCGCCAAGCATACTAAGCCAATTCGTTTCAGATAGATTATCAACTAATCCCTCCGCAGTATCTTCAATATAGTTGAGGAAACAAGATATAGGCATTCCACGCTTAGAACGACCAAAAGAAAGAATAGGCGTAGAATAAGATAGCCAGTGTCTACTACTATATTCATACAACCTTTGAGCATGTTCAGGATTACTTCCGAAGCTCTTTGATACAAATGCGAATCTATGTTGCGGAGATTCTTCATCTTCTCGCATATATGATTCTTTAAGTCTTTTAATTCCAAGTTCATCAAACAGTTTATCTCTCTCTAAGTCTATCTTGATTCCTAAATATTCCATTTCTTCTGCCTTATTATTGTTGTACGAATTCTTCTATCATCGGGAAAATAGGCTCAATAGCTTTTGCACATGCTATAGCAATTTCTTGATGTTCTTTTTGTGTACCATTTGCACTCCTGAGTTGTATATAGTGTACCCAAGAACGTAAAGTTCCGTTCATATAAAGACGAGATGCTGTCAACCCTTCAGGTAAAACTACTCTTGCTTGTTCTTTTGCTATACCGTTTTCAATTGCCCAATTATATGCTTTTTCAGCAGCATATGTTACATAACTTTGTTGAGTTTTCCATGTTTCTTGTAGTCCTAAATTTTCAGTTTCAATAGAATTTTGGCGATTCTTTTGATCCTGTAATCTTGCTTCACGACTGACCCAATTAGAACCAGCAATACCAAAATCTACTACAGCATACCTTTGGCTAAACTCTTGAAAAGAAAATGATCTATGCCTAAGGATTTGCCTAGCTATGTCCCGTGTAGTGTTAATTTCCAAACAAACATTGACCATCTCAAGTGGCGACCAATGTTGATGTTTGATTAGGTAACGAACCAACTTTTCGGCTGATTCATTATTGTTTTGGTTTGCTGGATTGGAAACTCTAGCTACATAAGCAACCTGTTCCAAAAGGTTTCTTCCATCAGTCCCTTGAGAATAGGACACCATTTTTACATCCATTATAATATCTCCATATTAAACTTTTTTCCAAGAGGAAAACTCAAGATTAGCTCTCAAATTACTGAAAGTAAATTTATCTATAAGATCCACGATTTCACCAGGCGAAATTCCTGCTAAAATCATATCATTTATGTCTTTTTGTTTGATGTTTTCCGGCAGTAATGTTACATTATAACCAGAAGCAATTGCTTTGCCGATTTGCTTTACAATATCTTTATTTCTTGGTTCATTATCATACACTAAAACAAAATCAGTTAGTTCTAACTTCGCCGCTCTTGTCAGGTCTGCATCAGCAGTTGCAATTGCATTTGGTAAAAACATTGAATCAATAGGACCTTCAACAACATAAACTTTTTTATTTCTATCTAATTTATTTAAACCATAAAACTTCATATATCCTTGAACTCGTTCATTCTCCACCAAGGTGATTGTGATGTAACGGATCTTTGATTCCGATAACGCCCTACCCTGTATGGCAAAGAGTTCATTATTTTCGTTGTAGAATGGTATGATAAGCCTAGGGTCTTTCTCTTTGAGATTTTCATTTTCAACACCGAGAGATTGTACCAACATCTTGAAGTCAGGTGCAAAGTATAACTCTGAGAAATATTTTTCAGGAATCTTCCTGGCTTTAACATATGCTTTCGCATAATGCGATTCTGGTAAGGACTCAATTGTATCCAACTCGATCTTCTTTTGCGTTGGTTTTTCATTGAACGCAGGTTGACTCTTGAATTCCTCAAACGTAGGCTTCGGATAATTATGATTCCCGGTCTCACCATTGGTAAATCTTTCATATGCATATTCTTTTAGCAAAGATGGATCAACAAGTTTTAGAAAGTTATAAAACGTATGTCCAGCGCCACAGTTATGGCACATGAAAAAGTAATCATTCTTTTTCTTGTAAACAAAACCTCTGGCTTTGGATTTATTCTTTTGAGAATCCCCACAAATGGGACACCTAAAGTTATACAGGTCCGGTTTCTTTTGTGCGAACCGTTCTAGCTTCGGTGAAACTAGATGTAGAAATTTACGATCAATGTGTATGCTCATGATATCATTCTATCATGGAATTGATAGAATGTAAAGTGGTAAAAAGTTATTTACCGAATAGATTGGAAAATGTATCTAAGTTGACACGGGATATTATCCAAGAAAACACAATAACACCACCTACTACCATCCACTTCCATTGCAGAAGTTTGTCCAAAGATTCTTTCTCTTTGTTATTATGGTCTTGCATGTCCTTACGCATGGCTTTTAATTCATCCATGAGTCTTAACTCAGAATCTTGTAGCTTATCAAGAACCGTGTCTATTCTGACATGAATCTCTTTAATATCTGCTTCTGTTTCTAATCTTCTGTTGTCCATGTCTGTATATATTTTGGCGATATGTCTATCGTGCTGATCTACCAGTTTCTCCATGACTTTATCCATTTTGTCACAGAGAGTACATAGGGTGCTGACTTGTTGCTTCAGCACTCCTACATCAATTTGCAGATTCACTACTTCTTTATCGTCAGACATTTCTATTTCTTTACTTTTTTTCTGGAATTTTTGTACCATCTAATTTTTTGTGAACCTTGATAGTTTTACAGACTTCTTTTTCTTTTTTAGCCTTGTTGTCAAATTCTTTAACACAGACTTTCTTTTCTTCTGCGGCATATACTGATGTTGCAAGAAACAATGCAATTGCTAGGGCAAATATGTAGTTCATTTTTCTTCCTTTTTAGTAAATTTTTCAGATGCAGTAAAACCTAATCCTGCGATTACAATATACATCATTGAATCAAAGGCTTCTTTTGATACATGATATTCAGTAAATAACTCTGTCATAAAAGCAATAGAACACATTAAAAATGCTGCTAAAGTAATAAAGCGTTTGCTGCTGACAGTCTTATTAGTTCCATCAGCAAGCAAACTACTAAACCACATTCTCATTTACTTCTCCGGATGAGAAGGTTGTTCTGGTGCTTCTTTACCATTAAATCCAGTAACAACTTGTCCTGTTGCTGCAACTATCGGTGCTTGTTGCACAACTACTGTTGGTGCCGGTGGTGGAACATCATGCATGACTTTCTTGGTTGCTTCAAAGTTCTCGTTGGCCATTTTTTGTGCCTGAAGCATTGCTTCTTTATCTTCCTTAGAGGTTCCTGCTAACATAATACCTGATAGAGTACCTGTTAAGAATGTAGCAATAGGAACAATCAACTCAAAGAATTTTTGATCGATTGGAGAGATAGCGTTTAAAGGTTGTGTTACGAAAATAAGAGAATATAACACAACGAAAACGATACCAGTTAATGTTAATGCTAAACAAATACCAATAAAAAACTTCAATCTAGCCATCAACTGTTCATCTGTATATAAGAATGGTTGATTATTTTCCACAGTTTGCTCCTTGTGAAACAGGCGGTGTATTAATTGTTTGAGTTGGTTCATCTTTTAGAGGTCCTAATCTAGGGTCACGTTGTCCTTTGAAAATATGTTCTGGACAAGTTCTTGTCACATCACATGCCGGCATTTTGCAAATATCCTTATCCCAATTTGATGGATCCTGACAAGGATATCTGAATCTATCTCCACTACACATTGCCATACCTATAGGTAACAATACCAACACAAGCATAAACTTTGCAAGTTTTGCGTCTGTCATTTTATACTCCTAAGACATGCAATGCGTGTTCATAGTGTTTTATTCTATCATCAAGTCCTATTGTCCCACCATTAATTCTCTTGGTCATGGTAACGATATCATTTTTATCTGCCCATTGATTGATTTTGTTTGTTTCCCAGAACCAACACGCAGACTGTGCAGCACCTTCAAATGTTTGAGTATACTCTGCTGCTTCTTCTGGTGAGATTTCTAGTGATGCAGCAAACCAAGTATAGTTTGTTTTTCCGGTCAACTGAATTAGTCCACGACCACGATATTTGTAGCCATCACCAGATGCTTCGTTACCGTTACCCATACGATCAGCATAGATACGATTTGCAATTTTTTCTGGTTTCTTTTCGTATGCTTTTGCTGTAGCCATGTCTTTGAAATATTTTGGAAATACCTTTAAAAGACTTTCAGCTTTGTAATTTAAATTTTCAGTTAAGAAAATGAAATTACCAGATTCGTGGGCACACTGAGCCACGAAAGCAGCAATACGTTGTGGTGTATTGATTTCATAATCTGGAAGTAATTGGCTTAGAGCCTTGTGCCACTGATCAATATATGGATTTTTTGGTAGTAATTGTCTTAGTTGTTCTTTTTTTAGTTCCATTATTTTACACTTTCATAAATGTTTTTTTGCTTATGATACCATTCACCCCATGCATCATTTTTCGCAGAACATTCATGATAATTACCGTAATTAATACCTATCTTTTTTGCTATCTCACTTAGAGTAGCATCTTCAGGAGTCATTTGTAACTCCTTACATTTTTCTAATAAAATCTTTGGTGCTTCAGGAAACTTTGGCGCTACAGGTACTGGCGTTGAACATCCCACAAGCATCAAAGCAATTAGAATATATTTCATTTTGGAGTCTCCGCTGCTTTATTTATTGCCCCTAAGAATTCTTTTGGTATTTCACATTCACCACTAGGCAAGAACTTTGTGTCATACTTAACAACTTCTTTGTCAATATATTTTACAACTTCTTCACCTTTTTCTTTTATAATCTTGTTCTTTGTAACTACTTTTTCAACAATCTCAGTATTAACTTGCTTTGATTGTTCTTCTGCAATCTTTACTTTTTCTTGTAGCTCTTTGACTTTTGCTTCCCATTGATCATTGTTGTATATTGCACCAGACATGAACACACCCAAAACTATACATGCAATAGACACTAACTGTATAGGTGTCTTGTACACGTAGAGGGGAGGGAAGAACTTAGCTAAAAACTTAACCAAATATGTTGAAATCAATCCTACGATTCCAATAACTAAGACCGCATAAAAAATCCAATCGGGTAACCATTTTAAAATCCACATATCATACTCTCTTTACATTTTTGGTGATTTTCTAACCAGTGTTGGGTACTTCTTTTTCTTCATCGGTAATTTAACTGCTGTTGCACTAATAGGATCAGTAGCACTCTGTGGTCCAGTAACTACTGTCGGACCTGCTGACCCACCTACTGCTCCATCTTCTTTAACACAACTACCTTTTGAATATGGTGCTTTGCCTGGAACTTTTCTATATCCTGACCAGCAAAGTTCTCTTATATTTTTAAACTTTTTCATCAGCAATTCCACTTTCTCAAAGATTTATTAATTCTGCTATTTGGATCTCTTGCTGTCTTTGCTGAAGTAAGACGGCGTTTCATTCCAGACATTCTTGAACAGAATGACTTTCTGCGATTCCATGCTTTTGAACCTTTCTTCAACTTTGATGGCTTTGTTGTTACAGCCATTGAAAGTTTAGAACCAGGATTAGCACGACGATATGATGCGATACCTTTACGGTTCAAACCACCTTCAGGATCTTTACCTGCTGCACGTTGCCATGCTGGTGATTTTTCCATGATAGATTCTTCTGTCAGAACCTCATCATCACCAATATCAAAATCTTCTTTCAAGCCTGCAATAAAGTTGTAATCGTCCATTGTTAGGACACCTTTGTTGCGAATCTCAATTAGTCTTTCTGTAATAGCATGAAGTTCCATATCATCTTTAACATCTTCTCTTGCTAGTTCTAGCATACGAATCATGAGAGGAATGTTTAAAGTGATAGTGTCTTTTTTATCATTGACTTCAGTAACAAATTGTCTAAATGATTTCACTGGTTCTCTTTCTTCTTTTACTGATCTCCAACCACCACCTTTTGACTTGTACCATTTGGAAGCCCAACCGTTTGCATATGCGGAAGGATAAACATCAAATTTGGATCTTGCTAGTGACACCGCTCTGGACCAAAGCTTAGGATTCGTTGGTTTATTTTTTTCGTCTAAATGTTCCATATCCTCACTCAACTTTCCTTTTCCGTAACTTGATACATTGATAGGAGCACCTTTTCTTTCTGGATTAGGATCGTGCTTTCTTTTTGCCTTCACCGCAGCAGCACGTTCTTTCTTAGAAAGTGACGCTCTCTTTTCTTTTGACATGCACTTCGGTTTTGCTTCACCAGGCTCTCTTGCACAAGGACCAACAACTTCGCCTTTTGAGTTGATTCTTTTCCAGTCACCTTTTGGATGTGTCTTGCTGAACCATTGTCTTAAATCTTCGTTCTGTAAGAAACTTTTTAGAGTTTTCATATCTGTCTTAATGTTTCCGCTACACTTAAATCTACTGAAATATGGGAGGTTATTATATCTTTCCCTTTAACACCTCTAACAACTGTGGGTAGCAGGTTGAGATACATCAAGAAAGTTTTCAGAACGTCATAATCTTTTTCATCAATACGATAGAACAATATTCTTGCTGTAGCTTCTGCGCCAAATACATTGTATAGCAATACCAAATGATTCAGTATCAATCTTTCTTTTAATTCTTTTGTTGTCTTATATCTCCGAAAGAGTCTTTTAAGATATTTTGTTCTCTTTAAGTCTCCTTCAAATTCAGACATGATGCAATTTGGTGATTGATATGCTTTCACCGCATACATCATAAAATTATCTTCATTCAAATCATCAAACATGCATTAAAGTGGGGAAGATTTCTCCTCCCCACACTTTCAATTAAGTTACAGTAATTACGCCGTTTGAAGATGTTGCAGATACTCCTTGATCTGCTGCTGTAACAGTAACACGGAATCTGTGGGTGTTTACTGTTGTATCTGCTGGCTTGACAAGTAGTGTTGCTGAGGTTCCACCAGTGTAGTTTGTATTCGCTGGTGTTCCATTTACAACGTTCGTCCATCCTAGCGAACCAGCTGCATTGTTGACTTGCCACTGATATGTTAGAGCGGCAGCGGTGTTTCCAGTCAGCGTTGGTGTTACAACAAATGTTGCTGAATTAGCGTATAGTGTGTTAGCAACAACAGAAGCGGCTGAAGTTACTGCTAAAGAAATCGCTACGTTCGGGAACAATTGTGCATCCCCATCTCTAATCATGCTACTTAGTGCTACAAGAGTTTCGTATTGTACACGATTTGCTCTACCACCAGATCCTTCGGTTTTTAGTACCCAACCAGTGTGTGCTCCTGTATCTCCTAGAACATCAATTTCTTGAGAATCTAGTCCGAATAGACCAATTGTTTCGGCAGCAGTATACACGTTTGCTGTAGTGTTTGCATATAGCAATGCTACGTTAGCCGCTGTAGGTGCTGCTCTATTTGGATTAGCAGGTGCAATTGCTGAGTTTACTGCCCAGTAAGGTGCATTTGCTGAGTTGTCGTTATTACCCCATGAGGACATGTTTTTCTCCTTAAATATCCTGTTTGTTGATTATTTATTGATTCTTGTCGTTGTCATTAGCATCTTGTGCATCTTTATTGGGACGCATTTTCATTTTAGGATCTAGCTCAACTATATCACGATTTTGTTTCGTTAGTGTTGTGCCTCCAGACAATATCGCAGCAGCATCAGACTCTTTTTTAACTTTACTTGCTTTATCATCAGACTTCGTAAACTTAGGTTGTTTACCATAAGATGACGTATCTTTGTCATCTTTTTCCCAATCATAGGTATCTTCTTTTATACCTTTTTTCTTATACAAAGATTTGATGATTCTTGCAGAACGAGTTAATTCTTTCTTACGTTCAGTTACTCTAGTTAAAGTTCCTTTTGGATTATCATACAATACGGATTCAACATTGTATTTCTTTTTAATCTCAGACTGTTTTGATAGTCTTTCTTTGTCATCTTCAATATCATATGACTTGCCTAATTCTTTGTAATAATCTGGATGAGGTAATCCGCTTTTCTTGCGTAATGCTTGTTGGCGTTGATGTAAAGCATCTTGAACACTTCCTTCTTCTAGTTCAACTTCTTCTTTTACTTTATATCTACTTTGTATTTTGTAATTTGCCTTTTGAATTCCTTGAATTCTTTTTTGTTCTTTATTTCTGTCTCCACCGATCAAAGCTTTGTTTGCTTTTGTAGCGTATCTTAGAAGTGTAGAAGTTTTGAGTTCATCAATTTGTTCGACTTCTTCATTCATACCATCTTCGTTCTTGCTAGACATATAATGTCCAACAGTATCCATATAATCTGCTGCTAAAGTTATTTTCGATTGAACCCAAGCAGGAATTTGCATGTTAGGATCTTTGACAACTTCTCTCAGTTTTGCAATTGCATCGTCTAGGATATCAAGTTGATTTAGAATCATGCTACCTTCATCATCAAGTTGTTTGCCCATAGCGATTGCGACATGATCTTCGTTTTGCACTTCTTCTCTATGAGTAGCTGCCCACTGTTTAAACTGATTAGATTTTGAGTGAGCTATTTTAACATCTTTGGTGACGTACTGAGGATTGATTCCTCTAGACATGAGATACTTTTGAAGTTGAGCTTCAGAAGTTTCATCCAGGCCAGCTTTCGCTGACCATGGATCCCATGGGTTTCTACCAAATGCTTCTTTAAAAGTCTTTTTATTCTTCATCTTTTTTCTCTGAAGTCATACCAGCTTTACCTATCATCTCTTTCTTCATGGACATGAATGACTTTAATGATTTTGGTTTATTCTTTTTGGCAAAATGCATGTCATCTGCATCTTCTCTTTCATTTTCATGAATTTCAACTTCTTCATTGGCTTTCATCTTTTTCATTCTATCAACTGCTCTATGAACACCTTTATCTCTGGTGCCAGGAGTCAATAGAGCAACGCCTCTATTGCCACCTTTTCCAGGAAGATTTTCTTTTTTAGCTTTGTCCACATAGCTACGCAAAGTATCATGGCTTAATTCATCAAGTTGTTCAACTTCTTCGTTTGTTTTCTTATTGGCCATTTTATTTACTGCTCTCACCATATTTTCATTACCTTTATTATTTTTTGAACGTGAAGAAACCATAGAACCACGCTTTTGCAAATAAGATGATAATGTGTCTTTTGACAACTCATCAAGTTGCTCATCTTCTTTCAAAGCATCTTTCTTGACCATCTTCTTTACTAAAGCTTTATCTTCTTTTTCGTCCTCGTGTCCTTCATCTTCTTTTTCGTCCTCATGTCCTTCACTCATAGGACCAGCTTTGAATTTTACTTTAGTGCTTCTGCTATCTGCACCAGGACCAACATCATCTTTTTGTTTTGTTGGCTTGTTTGCACCAGAGATAGCATCTTTTGTTCTTACATCTGGATCAATTTCTTCTTCAAATTCGTCAACTTCTTCTTTCATGGCTTGTTTTGTAGCAGTAGCGTACATTACGTCTTTCCAACGTGACCCATAACGCTTTTTAAGACCCGCTGTGTCTTTCTTCATTGACATAACGATATCTTCTTTCTTTTTCTTTTGAGTATCACTCATTTCTTTTTCATCAATGGGAAGTGCAGACTTTTTACCATACATTGATTCAATTAGTTGTTCAGCAAAAGACAATCCTTCTGTCATTTTCTTTTTCTTTGAACGCAGAAGTTTAAAATCATGCGAATCAATTTTGCCATTCTTGTTAGCATCAATCTTGTGCTGATTACCTTTTAATTCTTCTTTGTGCATTGACTTCTCATGATTACCGACTTCTTTTTTAGCAATCTCTTTTGCTTTTGGCTCATCTACACAATCATCAGCTTCTTTGTATAGTTTTGTGTTTGTAAATCTATCTTTACGAGCACCATATTTTGCTCTTTGTTTAGGCTCATCGTCTTTTTCTGGCTCATCAGCTTGACGACCACCACCATAACGTGTTCCCAATTTAATTCCCGCACCACCACTAGGCTTAGGCTCACTTGCTCTCTTTTGAGCATCCGCTACAGTAGGGAATGCTTCATTGAGTTGTTCTGGCTGTTTAGATTCTGTAGTCAGAACTTTATTAACTGCATCAATTAGTGATTGGGACACTCTATCTTTGGCAAACATGTTATTTCTCCTGTTTTTGTTTCTTATTCTTTTTAATTAGCGAACCTACAGTTTTATCTTGGTCTCTGTAAGTTTGCAAAGGTTCTTTATTTGTGGCGCCATTTAACACACCACCAACACCCATATCTACAGCACCAGGATCGTCTATTGCTTCTTTTTGAGTTCTGAACTTGTTGAAACTTTTGCGAAGTCCTGCTGCGGTACCTTCCTTCATATATTTATGCTTAGAAAGTTCTGTATTTTCACGATAAGTTACATCACCAAGACCAGACATAGGATAAACTGTTCCTTGTTGTCTTGTATCATACTCCGGTCCTATCCCCGCTACATTTCTTAGACGTTGATTCTGTGTTGGTGAATCAACTAATCCTTTTTTCTTCAGCTTTTCTTTGTCTTTGCTGAAGTTGCTTTCCTTGGGCGGCGGGTTGACTTTGAGGGTTGGCTTTCCTTCAACGTAGGTTCTGAAGATGTAGCTGGAGTTACTGGCAACGTCTCCGTCTCGGACATCATCAATTCTTCCTGCTTTTCTGGCAATTTGGATGGCTGGGGCGTTGTTGTCTGCAATGTATTGTCCTTTGATACCTTTACTTCTGAGGTTGGACTTTTGAATAGATTTAGAATCCAGTTTAACATTTTCTTGCTCCTTAAATAGTAATGAAACTTTTTCGTTAATGTTTAGTTTCTTGTTTCGCATCAACCAATCAGTTGATGTTTCATTTAATGTGTTTCTGTCTAGGAAATCATTTACATGGTCATAAACATCACTTATTGATTCCTCAACTATCTCTAAATTGTCGTTGTTTTCAAACAAATTAAAGTCATCAAACATTTCGTGAAACTTTACTTTATTAACTTGTGCTTTGTTCCATTTCTCTTGACGAACGGATTCGGATATCATTCTTTTTAATCCGAGGTTACGTTGACGGCTAACTTCATTTAGAGTGTCAACATATATCATCATGGTAGAATACCCAAGTTCCTCTAATTCTTCTCTGATGGTGCAAACAATATCAATATTGTCTGCTGATCCGTTGATGACCAGCGGACTACGATGGCGAATAGCTTCTCTACGAAAATCTTTGCTACTTTCTGACAGTCTCTTTTTATCCATCAAATAGTCAAAGGCTTGAACTGTGCTTAACTCTACTGCTCTTTGTTCTGCAATACCTTCACGAATGATAATGTCTTTACCGGAACCAGGACCACCAGTAATAAAGATCGCTTTGAACATACCACGATTTACATCTTCATGTAAACCCATTCCTTTACGAACATCATTGAATAGTTCTTTAGCATGTTTATCATTTTGTTGCATGTGTGAAGAAAGATTACTCTTGAATGATTTGTAATCATTGTTCTGTGCATGATTACGCATATCAGTTCCAGAAACACCTTTCGTTCTTTCACCTGACGATGATACTGTTATCTTTTTGAAATTGAAAGACCCGTGTTTATATGGTCTACCCGCATCATCATGAGTCTTACCATTATAATGATGAAGTAGTCTTTTGTATTCATCCACTCTATCTGCACCCGCAATAACATGAAGATGAGTATAACCTTTAGCATGAGCATCAGCAGCATGATGCATAATTGTAGGCTTCTCTTTACTTGATGTTATAATATTTGTACCAGGGAATGCTCTTTTAAGATGCTTCAGTTTGGTATCTGGAGATAGAGGATTCTTCTTAGCATCCTGTGAGTGAGATGCAATGACCAAATGGTCTGAATTCTCTTTCTCTGCTGTTTTCTTTAGACCCTCAACATTCTCCTCATGACCTTTTGTTGGAGGATTCATACGACCAAACAACATCGTAAGTTTTTTTTGTTGTTCTTCTACTAGTTGTGAGAATCTTTTCATTTTGCTCTTGCTAGACGATTCAATCTATTGAATTCGTTCCTGTCGTTTAGTTTAGAAACTGTACCTTCGTGATTTACGACGAAGCCTTCTGGTTTTACTGACTGTCCTTTGATTTCATGTTCTAATCCACCAGTATGTTGTGCCAGTGTATGAACTAAAACATTCTTTGCATTCTGTAGGTGATGATGTACAGCAAAAACATCTTCAAGGTTTTTCTTATGCACGTTTGTATGCTGAATCAAGTCGGATAATTGATCTTGATACTTCTTCTTACCAGCATCAGTTTTTTTCTTATCTATTTCTTTTGTCAGTTTGTTTTCTATGTGCTTCTGTAGACCTGCAACTGTTGGCTTCTCTTGTGTATCAACCGTTGAATTTATATATGTTTTCATATGCTCTCTAACTGGATCAATAGAGTGGTACATATGAGGATTTTTGTCGTGTACTTTTTGTGCGGCAGCAACATGCTTTGCATATTCACCGTGAGCAGTCTTAGTCATTACAACTTTTGACGTATCATGACCAGGAAGTCTATGATAAACATCAGGATGCTCTGTGAAATTAGATAGGTCTGGACTATAGTTTGCAGTCATAGCCTTTGCTGTGGGACCGACATATTCAGTATGATTGTATATACCAAATTTTGCTTTTTTTATTTTGTCGTGTTCTGGTGTGCCTTTTTTCGCAGAGTATTTGATGACATTTGGTGTGAAGGTGTATTTGTCTCCTTCCTTTTTCTTGTCTTTATCTGAGAATAAAACATCACCTTGATAGACACCTTGTTTTGGTGTTATCTTCGGTAAATGCTGCAATGCAGACTTGAGTTTTTCAACTAGACCCGGTGCGTGACCATGATTCTGTTGAATGTCTTTTTCCGTATAATTAATCTTTGGGTTTTTGTTAAATGCAGACTTAGAAGCAACGAAAAACTTGCCAGTTTCTGGATGATGACCATATACAATAGATGGTGAACCATCATGCTTCATGGTCAATGTTGAATCGTGGGCACCAGCAATAATATGATTGTGGGCTTGATCTAGAGCACCAACGGCATGTTCAAAGCCTTTGGCTCCATCGTTGATAGGATGGTCCTCTAGATGCTCAATGTGCTTGAGTTTTTCGCCTTCCGGTTCTGTAGTTTCTTCTTTTAGAAAAGTCTTGAATTTTTGCATTGATTCCTCAAATGGCAATACCCTGTGATTACCTATTGAGTATTTATACGATTAATTTGTCCATAATATCATAAACTGACTTAGTTTGTACATAGCCCAGACTCTTAATTTTGGTAATATCAAGGACCATGTTTGTGGTTTGTACCACCTTATGAAATGCTGCGGTTTCAATAGTTTCCACATTAGATGATGAACTCAACTTTGTGGCAGCATAGTTAATAGCATCTACCAGCCTGACTGGAACGCCATTACCAATATTATAGATTTCGTTGACTTTTCCTTTTTGCAATACTAGATTAATAGCACGAACCGCATCGTCAACATAGATATAGTCTCTATATGCTTCACCACCATCATACAACGAAACTGTGTTTCCTGCTTTCAGTTCATTGATCATGTATTGCAGAGCATTCTTCTTTTTAGATACCTTGTGGTCAGATTCTCCTAAAACGTTTGCTAGTCTGAGAATCCTGTACTTAATGTTGAACGTTTCACAATATGAAATGAGAAGTTGCTCTGCTGTTCGTTTGGTTATGCTGTAGAATCCTTTCGGATCACAATAAGCAGATTCTTTTGCCGGCAAATCTACATTTCCATATACAAACCAAGAACTAATGAAATTGAAAGTAACATCTTTGTCTTTACATGATTCTAAAGTCTTTATCAATGTTGTTAGATTTGTTTCAATGTCAATATATGGATTTGTGAATACATTATAATTGTCAATTGTAGAGATGAAATAAAGAACTTCATTTGATTTCACTTCATAATCATTTCTATCATTGACAATTACATTTTTAGTTAGTTCAGCATATCTACCACCAACAAATCCAGCACCAAGAACGTTTACCATTTTTGACATACCTTCTCAATATAGTTCAAAATCTTTTCGTTGTATAGAGGAGAGCAACCGATAAAGAATACATTACTTAAAGCTAGATTCGAATTGGGATAATTCTTATAATCATCTAGATGTTTGTATCCTGGATGTAAAAGAATATTCCCGCTAAAGTAGTTTCTAGTTTGAACTTTATTGGATTCAAAATGAGATACTAGCAACTCTTTCATCTCTTGTGATTCGCAATAGATGGGAACACCAAACCAAGAAGGATCTGAGTTTTCTGTAGCATTAATAACTCTTGCACCAGGGATATTATCTTCAATGTATTTTTGAATAGTTTCTTTATATTCTCTGCGTTTACTTTCAAGCATATCAAACTTTTTCAATTGCTCAAGACCAATAGCACCTTGAAGATCAAGAGGTTTTAGATTATATCCGATGTTTGTAAACAGATATTTGTGATCAATAATACCATCGTAATTCTCAAGCCAATTGTCAAATCGTTTACCACAAGTGCCACATTCTAATAGATTGTTTGATCCTACACAGTAGCAATCTCTACCCCACCATGAAATGCTTCTTGCTTCTTTGATGAAATCTTCGTTATCTGAACATACCATACCACCTTCACCTGTGCTAATATGGTGAGCAGGATAGAATGATGTTGTCCATGTATCATAGTAGTCTGTAATTAATCTTCCATTCCAAAGTGAGCCTAGCGAATCACAGTTATCACCAAGTAAAGTAAGACCATGTTTATTGCATATGTCAACAATCACATCCATGTTTGGAGGATTACCCAAAACAGGAGATACAAAAATTGCTCTTGTTTTTGAATTGATCTTTTCTTCAATTTTACTAACATCAAAATTTAATGTTTCAAGTTCAATGTCAATGAAAACTGGTTTCATTCCATTTTGAATAATAGGTGCAATAGTTGTTGGGAACCCGACAGGAGAAACAATAATCTCATCGCCGTCTTGCCACTTGTAATATTTTTTAGCAGCAGTCACCATCACAAGATTTGCTGAACTACCTGAGTTCACCATATGGGAATATTTGACATTGAATCTTTTACTAAAAGCATCTTGAAATTCAGATACTTTTTCTCCAGAAACAATCCATGCACCATTTAGAAGTGCGTCTAGTGCTACTCGTATTTCGTTATGATCCCAAAGTTGACCAGAATACTGCACAAACTGGCCTTCTTGATAATTATCATAATTTTTCACATACTTTGGTTGCACTGATTTTGATAGTGCTTCAATCATTTCATTTGGTGTCATTTAATTTCTCCATATCATAACTCAACTCCATAATGTTTTGCTATTCCATGTTTACCATGAAATCCTAAACTTCTACCTAACCAAGAAGATGACGTATTATGTTCTATGCTAAATTTGTCTACAATGTCACCTTCAGCAAATTTAATACCATAATTTTCTTCAAGTTCTTTTCTATGTATCTTGCAGATAATATTATCTTCAGGAATCACTTTATCACCATATGCATCAAACACATAGTGCTCCGAATTATCTATTACTTCTTGTGAATAATCTGATGTTTTGTACTTAACATCTAGATTCAGTAAAGCATCGTATAGTTTTCTACTTCTCAGACAGAATCCACCATTACCTACCATGCCATTATTCCATCTGGCGCCAATATAATCATAATTTAAGAATTGTTCATCCCATGCACTCCGATTTACAGCAAATCCATCAGCATGAATTATTATGTTGTATGGTTCAGTAACAACATGAGGTACTAATTTCAAGGTTATAAAATTATATTCATCAGTATATCGTTTGAATTTGTTTATTTTTATCCAAGTTACAGGAAACTCATCCGAGATTAGATTAACATCACTAAACCAATATACTCTGCTTATAGGAATACACTTGATCGTGCTTCGTATTGCACGAATTGTTGGTTCGTAATCTAAGGCATCAATACAAGTTAAACTAATCATATGGATAGTGATCTACAAAAGTTCCTGCTGCATGAGCATATTGAAGAACATCATGGCCAAAGAAGTTTCTGTATAGGTCTAGTACATGCACTTGATCTAATAAGTTTTTATCTTTTACAGAATCATACCAAACATATTCTAAGTCTTTTTCGCATCGCCATAATTCATTCATTGATAATGTTTCTCTAAAGAATGCAATCTCAGAAAAATACATCTGAGTTCCTAACGTAATATCGTTACCCCATTTTGCTGTGACCGCTTTCTTATTAGTTTCTTTACACTTCTGTATGATATCATGATAATCTAAATCTGGCTTATTATCATATGCCATCTTCAGTAGATATTTGAAATTTTCAGGTATTAATTTTACTGCATTTCTCATAAGTGTCAACTCTGCGACACCATGATTTGTCGTTCTTTGTGGAACGTCATCAAAAGAAAATCTATTGTCTTTATCATAAACAAATACATCACAATAATTTTGTGTATCAACGTCTACAGGTGAGTGTGTAGTAAGAATAACATAATGACCTTTTTCAGACAACATTTTACAGATTGTCTTAGTCATTTTTCTTTTTTCTTCTTGAAAATTACCTCCACAATAAGAGGTAACTATGATTGCCGTATCGTTCATACTGTTCTGTAAGTAAAGGTTTCTTCCATATCATCTCGGTATGTTTCTGGAGGTAAATACCATCGATTTGTTTCTCCAGGATGCATATCATATGCATTAGGTGCACCACTACCATGCCAACACTCAAGATCAAAACGATGGTGTGGTTGTTCTTCAAATTGTGGCTTGAACATATTTTCTGGTGGAGTTTTTAGTCTACGACACTTCCTTAGATATGATGCTTTTGCCCAGAAAAAGTTACCCGCATAAAAAGGATGTGGCGGGTTATTTAAAAATGCAGCACCACACATGTCATAACCTTCATCAAGCTTTGCAACACAGTCTTTCCATTTCTCTATATTCCAGTATTGCATATATCTTCGCCAGTTTTGATGACCACCAGGACCATGACTTGCTCCTTTGTGTGTCATGAAGCAAACATAAAATTCTTCATCGTTCTCATGACAATATTCTTGCAAATAGTTTACTGAAGTTGCCTCATACCAAGGCTGATAATCTTGATTATAATGTAGAATATCAACGTTCTTTCTGTCTTTCCATCTTTCTTCTAACCAGGAATAGTTATCTCTATCAAAGTGTGCAAAGAAATATGCGTGTTCAACAGCATCAAGCAAACCTGTTTTTTCTAGTAGCTCTGTTTGTTCTACTGTAATATCTTTTCCACAACCAATGTCAACCATGTGACTGAATAATTTAATTCTCATATTAACTCCAAGTTGCTTGTTCAAAGTTATGCCAGTACTGAATGACTCTTCCTTTTCCTAAGGTAGAATAGAAAGGAGTTGTGTGAATAAGACCATGACCAGAATAGAAATATAATATTTCACCTGGTCCACTTTCTAATGCACCAACAAAGTGACTAGTTCCAGTATCACCCCCAAAGAATATTTCACTTGTCATTATGTGATCTAAATTTTCTAGAAAATCTGTAGATTCTTCCCACCCATCAATGTGGCCTATAGTTGCCTCTGTACAAATGATTTTTCTATAATCCGAATATGCTTCGCTCTTAAATCTCTCAAGCATTTTTTCAAAAATATGTTTTGGCCAATTTCTGTATGTGTTGTATTGGGCATTAAATAAAGGACAGATAACTATCTTCTTTTCTTGCTTTTTATTATTTGGGATTCTCACTAAATCACCAGATAATCCTCTAAAATCCCAAAGATTAATATTTTTCCATGAAAGTTCTTTTTCACCTGCGTTATCAGAGAAATAATCTGTATTCTCTAACATAAACTTTAAAAATTTCTGACAGTAATCTGCTGATGACACAGAGTTAGGTAAAAGATGGAATTTTATATTTTTATCTTCTACTTTTCTAAGATATTCAACGACATTTGCTACAGCAACAATATCACCATTTCTGAGAGGGCCACCAAATGCGCCTAAAGGAACATTAATTATCATACTTAAAATCTCTTATATAAACAAGTTTTGATTTTCTATCTTGATAGTAGTGTAGTTTATAATCTTGTTCTACACCCCAACCTTGCCAGTTTCGTATATCTTCATCCCACAAAATGTAACAATCTTTTTTCATCAAATCGGCAACAATACCTATTCCAGTAAATGTGGTAATAAATGGATTTGGATTATGCTTAATTAGAGAACAATTATATATTAAATCTTTTTTATAGTCAAGATATAATGCTTTTTCTTTTGGTACAATTTCTGCACTTTCTATAAGATTAGAATATCTTCTAGTATCAACATCTGGTGCATCTCTAGATGACCATCTATCACCAATGATTAACTTGTCTGTTTGAAAGTCTATATCTAGTTTTGGCACTTTTAATTCAAAATCATCATCAATATCAAAATCTATTTTGTAATTATCTCTGATGAAATTATAAAATCTATGACATGCTATTGGACTGTTACCATGTTGTTTCTCCTCACCAATATCATCCAATAGAATATATCTTTCAGCAATCATGGTTTCTTCATGCATGAATTTTACTTCAGCAAACATCTCTTGCTGCATCAATAATTCTTTTATACCAACAAATCTTTCTAGCCTATCACAAATGACAAATGAGAATTTATACTTTAGTTTTTTATGTAGACCCGATAATGCTGGGAGACAATGCATAAAATCTCCCAGATTATGAATTCTTGGCGAATATATTTTAATCATATTTGATCATTAAATATTCTAAAGATTCTAAACCAATCGTTTGGATCAGCAATATGTAACTGAAAATCTTGTGGGCTTGTCAGATACGACATGAGCAATAATGTTTGATCATCATCAATTAAATTATTTTGTAATAGAACTTCTAGATTTTTGAGAACCAATTGCTTAAGAAGTTCCCATTTCTTTGTTCCTGCTACAATATGACATCCTTGAATGTAAACATCACCTGTATAGATTATATTGTCAATCGGTCTTTCTTTGTGTATAGTATATTGATTGAAGAAATGAATTTTCTCACGATCAAAATTATAAGTCCAACGATTTGATGCTGGTATTGTTTTATCATCACGAACATAACCAAAATCTATCCATGCAGTAAGATCATTACTTATCAGACCTTTCTCAATTGCATCAGTAACATACCAGGCTTTAAAAATATTGACAAGAACATAATCGGCATGCCAATATTCAATCAGTTGAGGATTCACCACTTTACCATAATATGCGGGATCATCCATTACCTTTTGAACCATAGGTTTAATTAGTTCATATCTTTCAGGTAGGTATGAATCTGCAATAACAACTTTCGTCAGTTCTTCCAACCCAACATTTTTTCTGATAGTTTTAACTTTATCTTCAAAATCGGGTGTTGTGTAAATCACCATTTCGTTTTGAAGTTTAGCTAGGTTACTGAAAAAATCAAAATATTGATTTACACTTCTATGCTGATAGAATGGTAACTCTCTACCATGTTTTACTTTTGGTAGATTACCTCTACCAATATCATAGAATGCTGTAACTACTGAAATATCATTATCCATATTTTTTCTCAATCTTTTCTTTCCATTCTGGCACTCTATTATATTGGTGTACCATTACATATTTCTCGCCTTTACTTGTATACACATACTCCCCATCAAAGATAGGCTCAGGACTCAATAGATGGGGTCTGAATCGTTCTATTTTATTTGGGTCTACAGTAGTCCCACATTCACATGCCCAATTTGTATCGTGGTCATTGAACTTGGTAAGTGAGTGATATGGTTCGATTGATAACATAGCATTAACACCAGCTTGATCTGGAGTTGGATGTGGAATATTGTTAATAGCCAAAGAAACAGCTAATGAAAAGTTTTTAAACATCTCAAACTCGCCAGCCATTGATCCGGCATTGTAGATCGGTCTGTCCTTCATGTGATGATATAGTTGAGGAAAACATTCCATCATGTTTTGATTTCCCCATGTTTCGTCTTTGTACAATAGACCTTCACATCCATAATTTAATTTTTTATCGCCGAGATGATTTTCTAACCACACAGAAGGATCTAGTTGAAATACAACATCAGATATATCTGTAGAAATGACATAACGAATGTCTTTCATTTGAGACAATATTGCCCAATAAAAATAATGTCTAAGCATTGGTACGTGATAAGTTATTCCGTTTGCGTACAAGTATCCATCATCTTTTTCGTTTCTTTGATTTGTTGTTAAGTAAACCTCAACACCTTCATATTTTAGTTTCCTAATTGTATTGTCTGTGATATTAAATGCAACGACTGCGATTCTACCTTTAAATCCGCACTTCTTGATTGAGTTCACCCAATGTTTCATTCTGTCGTACTTGTATTCCGACACGGCACTAATGATCATATCTTGCACAATTCTTCTCCTAAATTTTCAATGATACCTGTGATATAAAATGGGTGAGAAATAAGTTTGAGCTGTTTGATTAGTTTTGTGTTGTCTATGATGAACTGCTCTTTGACAACATCACTGGTACATAAAAACTCACCTTTACCATAACCACGAATTAAATGTTTTGCTACTTTGCCTATTTCAAGACCATAGTTAGAACTTAAATTATATATTCCTGTCAATTTTCTTCTTAAAATTTTATCTAACATACATGCTGATGTAGTCACATCAATAAAGTCTCTTTTTGTTTTTTCGCTAATTGAAAATACAATCTTTTCACTGTGCTTCAATTGATCCATACAGAAGCCCATGAAAGATTGCCTACCCAATTCAAATCCAAACAAATTAGATCCTCTGACTATGACTGCTTTATCCCCAAACTCATTTAGAATTTTATTCTCACAAATCAATTTGTTTTCACTATAGAAGTCAAATGGATTTGTAGGACTTTCTTCTGTATATGTTTTCAGTTCTGATGATGATCCATAAACCTTTCTGGTTGAAATCATTGCATAATGGCAATTATTTTCATACGCAAGTTTTGCTATCTCATAATCAACATCAATTTTTTCATCATATGTTTGAGTTTTAAACACAGGATTCAATGCACAATTGATAACGCCATCATATTGAGAAAAGTCAACATGATGAATATCTTTGTATGCAACAATATCGAAATTTTTTAGTTTAGCTAGTTCGTTACCAATAAAACTAGTTTTACCTACTATCAATCTTCTCGCCAAGGAAGTTTTCCTTTATAGAAATCATGCATCACTTTATTACCTTGATCAAAGAATCCTTTTGTCACAGAACCTGCATTACCATCAACTCTGTAGTTGACTGTGTATCTTCTTGTACAATCCCACTTCTGAAAGTTGGTTGCTATTGTATTGAAGAACACTCTATCTTGACCCCACCCACCATGCCACGTAGATGCTAATCTTATCAGGATTTCACGACGAACGCAATAACTATTTGTGTCAATATGGTGTGTATTTGTCCATGCTATCCATTTACCAAGACTTTCACAGTCATCATTACAATAGAAGTTTCCATCTTTGTCGGTAATTTTTCTCAAAGAATACGTCCAATCTAATTCTTTAGATTGAATTGTGTTCACGCAGGACTGAACATGATTATCTTCAAACCAACAATCTTGATCCAGAAACATAACGTAATCTTCATTAACTAAATGGGAGAACGCAGCATAAACTCTATGGCCATAGAATCCATTAGCACCTACGTTGTCTGGCAAGAAACAGAGTTTAATATTTTTATTTGATAGGTAGTTGTCAACAATAACTTTGACTTTACCTCTGAATTGATTACCATCACAGACAACATAACAAGTTGTCGGATAGGTTTGGGATAAAACACTTTCAATGGAGCGTTTTACTGTATCAGCTCCAGTAGTCGGAATAATTACCACTGCACTCATAATAACCTCACTTATCGCTTATGCAATACCCACCTTTAAATTTATAAACACCTGATGTGATTGATATTTGTTCATAGATTTCATTATCATAGCACACGTAAGGATCTCTGTAGTTCTTTGTTACATAATACACTCCATAACCAATACCCGCTAACACCATAATTATTGGAATGTACTTTATGTATTTCACAATCTCAGGCATCATGCCTAAGATTTTGGGTAGCATTTCAAGTAATTGTTTCATTTTCGGTTTCTTGATTTTACTGCATCAGCCAAAAGTGACTTCATTATCAATAGAACTCTTCCTTTTTCTCTTTCTGTCAATACTCTTACGAGCATCTGTTTATCTTCATAACTTTTTGCATTATCTAGAAATTCTTCTGGTACTGTTAGCTTCTTTTTGTTTTTGAATTTTTTAAAATCTGGTTTGATATCGTCTGACATTTCCTATACCTTTAGGTCAACATCATCCACGGGTGAGTTTTAATATCCTCTCAATTTGTTTTTCTATTACTGGCTTTCTGTTTGGCCAATAAATGTATTCTTTGTCTGCTGTTTGATATAACTTTTGTAAGAATGGTATAATAAGTTTTTCTACTTCATTCAAACGTGTTTTATAATCATCTGCTGTTTCTGCTGTTTTGTTTATTACCGAATTGTATTCTTCTTCTGATACGGCAGAGAACCCAAAATCATCAGTAGCATTCTGGTATTCTTTGAATACTTTATCAAAATCATATGATAAACTCATTTTTTCATTCCCATAAATGGATTTTCTTTTTTAGTTTTTGGTGCCACAGAAAATTTACTGTTTGGCATTTTTTTGATTTTGATTTCGGCTTGCACTTCATAAAATTCTGAACGGGTTGCAACACGGACTTTAAAATCACCAGAGCCTTTTAGTAGAGGTATTGACGTATCAAGACCTAAAGGATTCTTGTTTGAAACTCTATAGAAATCATCTCCTGCTTGCATATAGTATGCTGGTTCAGTTTTACCTTCTGTATAATGCTCAGTTACTAGTTTACCTAGATCACGATTTTCGTCATTCGCAATATAACGATTGATTCCTGGTTGATCAAAAAAAGACTTCATGACATGAAGCGGAACTGCACCAGGTTCTTTCAATCCCGACTTCGTTGTAGGAATTTTAATATCTTTTTTTGGTATACCAGAATACTTAGAAATCGCATCAATGAATTTTTTTGCTTCTTGAGACTTGTTCAGAATTTCTACAGCAGCAAAGGCTGTAGGCGTTTTGTATGTTGTTCTCCATTGACCTTTTTCATAATAGACTCTAGGGTTGGATAAATTGTCGGTATGAGACATTTTAACTTCAACCCAAGTCTTTATGTTTTTATATTCAACTTTAACATCGGAGAAATCTGTACCAACTGATGGTCTAGAAGCCTTAATACCTGGTAGCTTGTTGATTTCTTTTGCTACATCTTGTTCAAATTTATCTGATGCTGCACTCATGTCGTTTTAGGAATTAGGTTATAATCAAATATTTATACTTTGAATCCACCAAACTTCTTTTTCATTGATGACATTCGTTCTCTCTCACCAAATGAATTCAAAGGTTTATCGTCAACTTTACCCGCATCAACAATACCATCTTGTGCCGCTTGTTCAACATCATACAGTCTCATCTTTGATTTGTCAATACCAACAGCGAATCTCTTGTGTGTTGTAGGATCGGAATAACGATTCTTTAATTGTTTGACCATAATCTGATTCAATGCTTCAAGTTCTTCTGATGTTATCAAAGCAAACATCAAGTCTGCGGTTGCTGGCAGACCAAAAGACTCACTTGTGTCCTCGAGCCCGGGATCAGATGAAGTAAATCCGCTTCTTGTAGTCTGTGTAGCACTAACGATTGGTACTCCGTACTCAACTGCAAGACCTCGCAGTTCTTCGGCAATGGATTTGACGTAGGTGTATGAGTTGACATTTGCTCCTGCTTTGATTCTTGCAGAGGCGCAAATATTAAGATAATCAATAAAAATAATGTCAGGAGTGAAGCTACGTTTGAGATGAAGTTCATTTAGAAGTGTCCTAAAATGTACAGTAGATGCTGCTGCGGTAGGATATTCTTTGATGATAAGTTTTCCTGTTGTGTTATTTCTTACTCTTTGCACCTTCTTATCATACATTTCTTTTGACAACGATGTAAGTTCATCAATGGTCACATTCAATAGATTGGCGTCTATTCGTTCTGCAATTTTTTCTTCTGCCATCTCCATTGTGATGTAGAGAACATTCTTCCCTTGTACCATACAGCCAGCGGCAACATGGCACATAAAAAGAGACTTACCAACACCGGTACCAGCCAAAGCGATATTAAGAGTCTTAGCTGGAAGGCCACCTTTTGTAATTTTGTTGAAGTATTCAAGATCAAACGGAATACGTTCTTCTTTCCTATGATAAAATTCATATCGTTCATCAGAGTTTTCTAAGTAATCATGTCCAATGTTTGTATCAAAACCTACACCCAATGCGTCTGCGAGTATCTTGGGAATAGCTCCTTTTTCCTGTGCTTTATCTTTTCCATCAAGAATAGAAATAGATGCCAAGACGGCATTATAAATCGCTTTTTCTTGACAAAATATCTCGGATTTGTCAAGGAGCCAGTCGATTTTTGAAATCTCCTTTGAAGTTTCAACAATTTCTTGTAGATACGTTTCACATTGAGTCACTTGGTCATCTGTAAGATTTTTCTTCTCTTTGACGGCAAGTGTAATAGCTTCAATCGTTGGTGGAGAGTTGTAAGACGATACGAATGATATTATTTCATCAAAAATTGTTCTTTCGGTTCTGTCTGAGAAGTATTCTGCTTTTAGAAAAGGAATAACTTTTCGTAAATACTCATCATTGTAAATCAGATTCTTTAGTATCGTCTGTTCCAGTTTCATCAATAATATCCTGTTCAAGATTGCCCGACATGATTTGTACCA